TTGTTACCCCCGGCTACGTCGAGAGGCTAACCGCACGATTCGACGAGCTGGTAGGGCAACGAGAGGCCCCAGCCGCCACCCGCAACCTACTGGACCTGTTCGACCAGAAAGCCATACGGCACGACGGATCCCAAACGCTGCAGGAGCACTTCGCCAACTCGACGATAAGCCGGCGGCAAGCCGGCTGGGTGCTGACAGCTCCCATGGGCCGTAGCGGCGTCTACGCCGGCCGGGCCGTCATGTTCGCGCTAATGGAAGCAGCAAAAACGCCACGCCCGGCGCCCATGATCCGAACACGACGCCGCGCATGACACAATAGGCACAGTCTTTCGATAGGATAGAAACGTGGCGTTTCCCCGTTCACTGAGGATCGTGCGGGACCAGGAGGCTATCTGGACCAGCGTGGCAGCGCGTCTGGCAGATCAGGCCCCGGTCCCGCACGTCCGAGAGGCCTCCGCCCTTATCCAGACGGTTATCGCCAACAACGGCGCCACACTAAATCGACAGACCGCGTTACAAGTACCTGCAGTTGTTAAAGCCCTCAAAACCTTTACCAGCCCGATTAGCGCGTTCGGTTTGCGGGAATACAGAGCCGACGAGCCCATAGCGGCCCGGCCGTTTCTGCTGTGCCCATGCTCGACGCTGCCCTACGCGGCCGTAATGTCCCGCACAATCACCGACCTGCTGCTATTCGATAGGGCCTATTGGTTGATCACCGCCCGAGACTGGCAAGGATTCCCTAGCTCAATTCAGGTCATGCGCGTCGAGGACGTCAACGACATGTCCCCAGGAATGGCCGGCATTGACGCAAACGTCTACCCGCCGTCGGATCCGTTCTATTTCCTCGGCAACCGGGTTCCCACCCGAGACGTAATCAAGTTCTACGGCGACGGGACCGGCGGCTGGCTGAAAGTAGGCGCCGCCACTATCAACACAGCTGCAGCCCTCGAGGCCGCCGTACTCATGTACGCGCAAAGCCCCGTAGCCCAGGTCGTACTCAAAAACACGGGCGCAGACCTACCGGCCGAGCAAGTCGACGCCCTGCTCGAGGCGTGGGAAGCTGCACGCGCCGACCACAGCACCGCATACCTAAACAGCACCATTGACGCCAAAGCAATGGGCATCAACCCCTCAGAAATGCAGCTCACCGAGGCCCGGAACGCTGCCGCTATCCAGGTCGCCCGGATCGCCAACCTAGATCCCATCTGGACGGGCGCTGGCGTACCAGGTTCGAGCCTGACCTACAGCAACAGAATCGACCTATACCGCCAGCTGCTCGATACGGCCCTAACCCCGGTCATGCGTCAGGTATCCGAGCGCCTATCCATGAACGACGTAACCCCCAGAGGGCACGACGTCCGATTCGATACAACCGAATTCCTACGATCAAACCCGATGGAATTGGCACAGCTGATCAACACTCTGTTGCCCCTCGGCGTCATCAACGAGGAAGAAGCACGCCTTATCCTTGACCTACCCCTACTCGGCGTAATGTCCTACACGCGCCTACCTGGAAGCGAGCCCATGCAATGAAAACAGCCGAATTCACAGCCGACCTGGTCATCGAAGTACGCGAGGAAACCAGCGGCGACGTCGTAGCAGCCGGCTACGGTCGAGCAGTACCGTACGGCGACAGTATCCAAATGGGCGGCGTCGAGGAATCATTCGGCCGCGACGCATTCGACCCCGCCGACGTCATCGGCAAACCCCTCGCCTACAGGCACGACCAGCCCGTCGGCGTCATCACGAAAGCCGAAAACCGCGAGGACGGGCTCTACATCGACTTTGAGATCGGAAACACGGCGCTAGGCCGCGACGCCGCGACTCTCGCTCGCATGGGCGCATCTAAAGGCCTCTCAGTTGGCTTTAACCCCATCGAATCGGCCTGGTCCAAAACCCGCGACAAGGTCCAACACGTTAAGGCGCGACTTCTCGAGGTCAGCCTTACCCCATACCCCGCATACGCCGCCGCTGGCGTATCGGATATCAGAGAAGAAGGAGAAGCAATGTCCGAGAGCATGGACACCCCCGCCGAGGTCCAGGCCTCGGTCGACGCGGAGGCACGCGAGCAGATCGCATCTATCCGCGAAAACCTGGCCGCTGTCGAGGCTAAGGCCTTCACCAGCGAGCCACAGCACCCCCTCGCCGCGTACCGGTCGTTCGGCGAATACTCCAAGGCCGTCTACGACGGCGAAATTTCAGCACGCGCCCTAACCGATCAGGTCACGGGCAATAACCCAGGCGTCCTGCCCCCGGTTTGGGTGCTCGAGGTTAAGGGAATGGTCGACCTGGGCCGCCCTGTCATTACCGCATCAGGTGGACCGGAAAACCCCGGCCAAAACGGAATGGAAATCGCGTGGCCCTACATCACGGGCGACCTGCTCAGCATTGTCGAAGCACAGGCGAGCGAAAAGAGCGAGGTCAATTCGGTCGCTATTAGCATCGCTAAGGGATCCGCGAACCTGGCGACCTACTCGGCAGGATCCGACATTTCCTACCAGCTGTTGCAGCGCTCGAGCCCGTCCTACCTGGACGCGCACAACCGCCGCATGATCGCCAGCTACAACGCCGTCACCGACCGCAAGTTCACCAACGACCTGTGGACCGGCGGCAGCAACACAAACCTGTACGACCTGGCAAGCGACACCGACGGCTCGGACTTCCGCGAGAAGGTGTTCGTTGCCTCCATGGAGGTCGAGGACGCCACCGGCGCACCCGCGACCGTCGTGCTCGCATCAACCGCGGTGCTCACGGCCATTGCCGGCTGGTCCTCGTTCTACCCCGCCCCAACGGGCGTGCAGAACGTCTCCGGTACGGCGACCGCCTCGACCCTGTCGGTCACCGTTTCCGGCCTGCCGGTGGTGCGCGCCAAGTGGCTCGACACCGACGCCGACCGTCACGCAATCGTCATGAACGGCGAGAGCGCTCGCTGGTTCGAGGACGGCCCCAACCTGGCAACCGCCGAGAATGTTTCACAGCTCGGTCGTGACGTGGCTATCTACGGCTACGGCGCCACCGCTGTGTACGTCCCGTCCGGTTTCGTCCGGTTGGCCCAAAACTAGCCTCCCCCGCTAGAGATTAGGGACCCGACCATGGCGCTATTAACAGGACAGGAGCTAGCCGACGCGCTAGACCTGGACTACGTCGCGCCGATCGACGACGTCCTCGACCAAATCGCCGAGGCCGCCGACGACCTGGTCGGGTCCCTAATCACCGCCGCCGCAGTCACAGCCGAACCGGCAGCCTGCAAAGAGGCCGCTTTATCCGTCGGCGTTGAGATTTTCCAAGCCCGAACAGCTGCAGGCGGCCAGGCCGTCGCTACCGATTTCAGCCCAGGCCCTTACAGGCTTAGCGCGTGGCTGATCAACCGCATTAAGGCCCTGATAGCGCCATACGCCAAGGTCGGAGGCATGGTCGGGTGACCGCGCTCAGTACCGAATCACGCGAGGCCCTAATTCAGGCTCTCAGCTCGAGCAGCCTCCGCGTATACGACACCGTGCCGGCCGTGCCGAAACCGCCGGCAGTCGTTATCACCCCAGACGCGCCCTGGATCGTGCCCGAGCGCGTCGGATCCAACCTCAATTACCGGGTGCGCTGGCGCGTCCTGGTCGTCATCAGCCCCCGCAGCAACGAAGCCGCGACACTCGACATCGAGGACGCAGTCGACGAGCTGCTGGCCCTAGTACCCTCCACCTATAACGTGGAGCAAGTAAACCCACCCCAACTGAACGACGTTGGGGCGCAGGGAACCGTACTCACCACCGAGATAAACGTCTCGGCCCATTGGAAGGAATAAAGGCATGCCCGCAGTATCCGTAGCCGGGGCCGCGTTCACAGTCGACGTGGCATCGGTCGCCTATGCGTCCCAGGTCACCACCGGGACCGTCACTACCACCCCAACCATCACCCGTACCAAGACGCTCGACTCTGTCGCGTTCGATCAGACCGACCTGAACACGACCATTAGCGTCGACTTCCTGTACGACGAGAATGCAGGCCTGTACGACGCGCTGCAGACCGCTATCGCGGCCGGCAACACCGTCGCGGTCGACGTTCGCTCCGCTAGCGGCCATTGGGCCGGAAACGGAATGTCGATCGAGTCGCTCGACCTGACGTTCGACGCTACCGGCATCGCAACCGCGTCTGTCGGATTCACCGGGGACGTAACGTTCTCATAACGAAAGGGATCGGGGAAACGCCATGTACCCACAATTAAACGTATTTATCGACGAGGCAGAAACAGCGACAGTCGTACAACCGCTAACAGTCGATTTCGAGGTAGCCGAAAGCCTGTACCAGGGCGGCAACGTCACCGACAACGGCTTAAAGCTGGTCGTTGCATACTGCCAAATCGAAGGCAAGGAACCCAAAACCCTCGCCGAAGTACGGGCCTGGGCTCGAGCTCACAAAGTGCAAGTAAGCGTAGGACGTGAGCCGGACCCTACCCCGTCGGATCCGTCCGACGACTAATAGTCCGAGTGGCATTAGCTACCGGGCAGTCGATCGACGAGGTCCGGCACTACCCGCCCGAGCTTTTGCGTACCGTACTCGAGGAGCTGAAAAGTGGCGCGACAGGTTGAGACATACGTCGAAGGCCTAAACGAGGTTTTACGCGCCCTAAACAAGCTACCGAAAGAGGCCGCTAAAGAGCTCAGGGACGCATCGCAGACAATCGCAAATAACGAAATGGCGCCGGCCTGGCGTAACGCCGCCCTTTACGGTGCGGGGCCGTGGGGCGAGGAAATTGCCCGTAGCGTCAAAGCCGGCCGCGATCGTCTGCCCAAAGTGACCATAGGCGGCAACCGTCGAGTATTCAGCGGCGGCGCTAGCGCCACAATGGTGCGCTATCCCTCGAACAGCGGCCAGGCCCGTAATTCGTTCGCACCATTCGAGCAAACCAAATGGATCGAACGTGTACGCGCCTACCAGCCGGCAGCACTCAAGTTGTGGGGCGAGGCCGTCGACGACGTCGTAGCTAAGTGGGCGCGGCTATGAGCAGAGGCAAAACGCTAACCGTATTCCTGGCGGCTGACCTGAAGCGCTTTAACTCCGGCATGAAACAAGCCGGCGGCCAGGTCGAAGGATTCGGCGGCAAACTCAACAAGTACCTAGGCCCGGCGCTAGCTGCCGCTGGAGTGGCCGCTGGTGCTTTCGCAACCAAACTAGCCGCCGACAGCATCGCTGCAGCCTCCGACCTTGAGGAAAGCCTGTCCAAAGCCTCGGTAGTGTTCGGCGAGCAAGCCGACGCCGTCATAGCCTGGTCAAAAACAAGCTCGACCGCGTTCGGTCAATCACAACAGCAAGCCCTCGAGGCCGCCGGAACATACGGCAACCTGCTCCAGGCGTTCGGCGTCACCACCGAAGCAGCCTCCGAAATGTCCACGACCATGGTGCAGCTGGCAGCTGACCTGGCATCGTTTAACAACACGCCCATCGACCAGGCGATCGACGCCATACGCTCCGGCCTATCCGGCGAAACCGAGCCACTAAAGCGATTCGGCGTAGCCCTGACCGATGCTCGACTACGGGCCGAAGCGCTCGCCATGGGCCTCAACGTCACCAGCGGCGCACTAGACGCCGGAACCAAAGCCCAGGCCGCCTACGGCCTGATTCTTAAAGATACAACCCTGGCGCAAGGCGACTTTGCTCGAACCTCAGACGGGCTGGCCAACACACAACGCACCATAAAAGCGGCTGTCGAGGACGCACAGGCCGCAATAGGTAAAGGCCTAGTAGATGCGATAGGCGAGGCTATCGACGCCATGGGAGGCGCCCAGGGGCTTGTCAAGACCATTGAGGAAGGCGCCGACGTACTGGTCAATTTCACCGAGGGCGTCGGGGACCTAACCAAACAGTTAAACGACCTAGCGCCAGAAATGGACACGACAACCGGCAAACTCACCACCCTAATGGGAGAAGCCCAAAACCAATTCGGCTACGCCGCGCTACTGGATCTACCCGGCAGGATCGCCGACATTATCGACACGACGCGAGTCCTGGTAGACGATCAATACAAGCAAGACAAAATACAAGCGATCCTGAACGAGAAAATAAAAGAAAACCTCGACTACCTCGACCCCATGGCCCGAGGCATGCACGCGGCAGCCCGAGCAGCTGACGACCTGGCCTCAAGCACAGCTGACGCCGCCATAGGAGCTGACGCTGCCTCCCGATCCCTGCTCGATATGGCTATAGCCAGCGGTCAAGTACCCGAGAAAGCACGCTGGTCGCAAAGATTCGACATTAAAGAAATGCTCGAGGGCATCGGCCGGGGCGCACGAAGCGCAGCCGGCGGGACACGCGCCTACAGCTCGGCAGCCTCCGACAGCGAAAAGATCCTCGAAAAGCAAAAAAGCGCCCTTATGGGCACGCAAGACCAGCTGCTCGACCAGATCCAAACCCTTAAAGACGCAACCCAGGC